GATATATATATATGAAGATAAAATTGACTGTACCTACTGATCTATCTGAAATCCGATTATCACAATATCAAAAGTATTATAAAATACAAGAGGATAATCAAGATGAAAGTTTTTTAGCAACTAAGATGATAGAAATATTTTGTGATATATCTCATAAAGATTCTTTTAGAATGAAACTAAGAGATGTAACAAGAGTTACTAATATACTTGGCGATATGTTTGAACAAAAACCACAACTTAAAAAAAGGTTTGTTTTAAATGGTGTGGAGTATGGTTTTATACCTAATCTTGATGATATGACATTAGGAGAGTATGTTGATCTTGATACATATATTTCTAAGTGGGATGATATGCACAAAGCAATGGCAGTACTTTACAGACCGATAGAAACATCATTAGGTAATAAATATACAATAGAAAAATATACAGGAGAGAATCAAGATACAATGAAAGATATACCTCTTGATATTGTTTTTGGTAGTATGCTTTTTTTTTATCGTTTAGGGATAGACTTATCGAAAGTTATGATGTCTTATTTTCAGGACAAGAAGGAGATGCCCTCTCAGCAACTGCAAACTTTAATGCAAAATATGGATGGCTTGGACAAATTTACTTCCTCAGTCAATACGATATTACAAGAGTTGAAAATATCACTAAACTAGGTATGCACGAATGTTTATTAATGCTAACATTTATGAAAGAGAAAAACGAAATAGAAGCAAGAGAATTAAAAAGAAAATATAGATGAGCAATCAAGGTATAAGAGGATTTTATCAACTTACAGATACAATAAAAACAAATCTGTTACTAGATCCTAATGTAAATACAGTTACTACAGGAGACATTACAGAAATAGATTTATCAAAACAAACAATATTCCCTCTTGCTCATATTATAGTAAATACAGTTACAGCACAAGAACAAGCGCTTGTATTTAACATTACAATAATGGCTATGGATGTTGTCAATGAATATAAAGATGAAACAACTGATATTTTTGTTGGTAATGATAATGAACAAGATGTACTCAATACACAACTAGCAGTAATAAACAAGATCATACATTTATTGCGTAGGGGTTCATTATATACATCTAAATATCAATTAGAGGGTGATCCTGTATGTGAACCATTTTACGAAAGGTTTGAAAACAGATTAGGTGGATGGGCGTGTACTATGGATATATTAATACAAAACGATATAAGTATTTGCTAATGGAATTACAAGAAACAAAAAAGGTGCTTAACAATTTTGCTAAATATGTAATTCAGCAATCAAGAAGCAATTTGACAAAAGGTAAAAAGAATGTAACTAAGAAACTTTATGAATCTTTAGATTACAATATATTATCGGATAGTAGTGGTTTTATATTACAATTCTTGATGGAAGAATATGGGAGTTATCAAGATCAAGGTGTAAGTGGTACTAAAAAAAAATATGATACACCTTTTAAATATACAACTAAAAGACCTCCTAGTAAAGCCTTTGATAAATGGACTGTAAGAAAAGGAATAGCACCAAGACAACAAGGGGGTAGATTCGCAAAAAGAAAAGGTTTAAACTTTGTAATAGCAAGATCAATATTTGAACAAGGTATAAAGCCTAGTTTGTTTTTTACAAAACCTTTTGAAAAAAGATTCAAAACATTACCACCAGAATTAATCGCATCATTTGTAAATGACTTTGAAAAAGAATTATAATGGCAATATATAAAGTAAACATAAATAGTCCTGTATATATAAAAGTGGCAAACGGATCACTTGCAAATTGCAGTTTGACAATATCAATATTTGCAGGTGCATATCAAACAAGTCCTAGCACAACATATCAATTAAGAAAAAACGAAGTTGCAGATAATAACTTTGTAATATTTGAGATAGGTGAACTTATAAAAGATTATATAACATATAGCTTTGATGGAACTTTTGGAAACAATGGTTTAAATGTATGGGTAAAGACAGTTGCAACCCCGAATGATGGTACTTCAAATTTGGATGCGATAACTACAAATATGTTAGCATTTGATGGTGTAGGATATTTTGAGGATGGTTTTACAACTGAAACACAAACAAATAATAACACAACATTATCACTAAGTAGTTTTGTTGGTAGCACTTCTGTATTGATGTCAAACAATAAAATATTTAGAGAAAGTCAAGAGGTTTTGAAAATACCTGTATTAGCCAATCTAAGTGTAAATTCAGGTGCAGATACATTGACAGGTGCTACAACAGTAAACTTTAAAAATGGTTCCAGTACAGTTACAAGCGTAACAGTTGGTACAGGAATAAACACAACAAATACAGCAATAGAATATGCTACAAGTACAACTGCAACATTAACAAGTGTAGATATAGTTAAGGGTGGATCTACAGAAACTATAACAATAGAAGAACAACCTTGTAATAGATTTACAAACTTACCAGTAACATTTGTAAATAAATTTGGTGCATTACAAAGAATAAATTTCTTTTTGAAATCAATCGAAAGTATAGATATACAAAGAGAAGAATATAAGGCAAACACACTCACAACTGGCGCGACGTATTCAATTAATAATCATCAATACAAAACAAGAAACATAATGAGCAGAGAAAGCATAACATTAAATACAGGTTATGTAAATGATAGCTATAATCAAGTGATAGAGGAATTATTAATGTCTCCAAGATGTTGGATATTTAAAGATAATCAACAACTACCTGCTATACCTCAAAACAAACAAGTAACATTTAAAACTAGCTTGAATGATAGATTAGCAAATTATACAATAGATTTCAAATTTGCATTTGATAAAATAAACACAATTAGATAATGAATCAAGTTGGATTATCAATACCAAGTATAATATTAGATAGCCCTGATCCAAATCCTGATCTTTGGAATTTGCAAGATACTTTGTGGGAAAATACATTTAGAAAATGGGATGAGATAAATCTAATTACAGATATAAATTATCAAAACCTAGACTTATTTGAAGATGAGCAAATTACACTTACACAAACAATTCAAGATATTAGAGATATAGAAAAAGTATTTACTGATTTTAGTAAAACATTTAATTTACCTGCAAGTAGTGTAAACAACAGATTATTTAAACACTATTATAGGAGAGATCTTGTAAGAGATGCTACACCAGATGCAATATTTGATGCCAACACAAAATTAGAAGCTATATTAGAATTAAATTTTAAACCTTTTCGCTATGGCTATGTAGTGATGAATGGTGTGAAACTAAAAAACAATGTACCAGATAGTTACAATATTACTTTTTACGGACAAACGATAAGACTTAAAGATAGAGTAAAAGATAGAAAATTAAGTAGTTTAGATTTTAGTCAATTTAATCACGACTATAATATAGCGACAGTAAAACAAGGTGTTGAGACATTTGTAACACAATTAGGTAATCAAACAGTTTCAGTACCTCATATTATCTATCCCTTAATATCACATACACAAAGGTTTATTTTTGATAGCACAAATCAAGGTGTTTTAACTACACAAGCAAGAAGTCAATTAACAAGAAACTTATATACAAACACTTGTGGTACTCAAAATGATATTTCTCCTGGTAGCGCAAATGAAAGATTAAGTGCTACACAAGGTTTTCAATTTACAGACTTAAAACCAGCATTAAGAATTATAGATATTATAAAAGTTATTGAGCAAGACCCAAATATAGATATGAGATTCACAGATGACTTCTTCAAAGAAACAGGATTCTTTGCAGATTTATATATGTGGCTACATAGAAATAAAGGTGATATAGGAGTTACACCAAGTAATGAAACTGGTACAAATCTAATTGTCCTTGATAAAATAGAAAGTTTTACAGGCGATGTCATTGAGTTTTTTGATAGTACAACAGGCTTAACACCACCCCATAGTTTTACAGGTTTTTCACCTGTCTTTGATGGTGGAATATTTAGATTTCATACAGGGGTTGCAGGTTTTAATGCTCTTGATGGTGCTGAAAGAATGAGGGTTGTTTGGACAGTAACACCAACTGTAAATACAAAAAACTTTACAGTACGACTTAGAAAAACAGGAACTAACGAGGTAATTGTAGAACAAGAGCATATATCAGGTACGGCATCAACAACAATAGATCATACTTTTGATTCTGGATTTGGCGCACAAGTATTTGAACAGCATAACATCGAGTTTGTTATTGAAACAACGGAAACGGCATTAACAGTTAGTTATGTTTTGAGTTGCACAAAAATACTTGATGATTATATAAGTGGTGAAACAAGTTACAATGTTCAAGCACAAACAATAGCGCCAACAGGCATTGTAGATACAATATACATAACAGAGCAGATACCTGATATGAAAATATTAAGTTTCTTAACATCATTATTTAAAACATTTAATTTAACAGCATTTATTGATAGCGACATTAATAGCTCTACATACGATCAAATCAAAGTACAAACTTTAGATGCTTTTTATGCAAGTGGCACAAGGAGAGATATAACAGAGTTTGTTAAAACAGATGAAAGCGAAAGTAATTTTAGTGTGCCTTTCAACGATCTTGAGTTCTCATTTAAAGAGCCAAAAACTTTTGCAGCATATTATTATAATAGATTAAATTCAAGAGAGTATGGATCAGTCAAAGCAAGTGATACTACAAATAGTGGTAGAGATCCACGATTAAACAGAGGTCAAGATTATGTTGTAGAATCACAATTTGAAAAAATGTTATTTGAAAGGCTTAAAGATCAAAACAATGATAATCCTACAAATATAGGTTTCGGTTATTTTGTAGATGATAATCAAAATTCAGTAGTAGCAAATCCATTATTATTTGTAAGAAAAAATACAAGCAGTCCATCACCACAGCAAATTATGATGCACTCAGGTATAAATCCAACAACACCTGCATATTTATCAACATATAATAGAGCAACAAATTTTAGACAAGGAACTTCCAATGTTACTTTAACAGTTGCTTCGGCAGAATCAGGCACAATAACATTTAGTTATTTTGATAGCAACAATGCAACACAAACAGCATCAGTTGCACCAAATAATAATACAACAATAAATAATGTAATAACAAATAGTGTAGTTATAACAAGCAATTTTGATAATAGGTCAAATATTACTATTGCTTATACAGAGGTAACAGAAAATCAAACAATAAATTTCAGTACGGAAATTGATCCGTTTATACCTAACATAGATACAGATACTTTATTTAAAACATATTATAGTGATTATATAAGTGATATTTTTAGTTTCAATAGAAGATTAGTAAAAGTCAAAGCAATACTTCCACAAAGTTTTTTAATAAACTACAAACTAAGTGATACAATAGTAATTGCAAATGAAGAATTTATCATAAACAAAATAACAACAAACTTACAAACAGGAGAGAGTAGTTTAGAATTACTTAATAAAATTTAACAATTATGATACAAGGGATATTACAATTATTAGAATATGCAAATGGTGAAACTGAAAATATTAGAATCGCACAAGGTAAATATGAGCTACCAAAAACTTTTAAAAAAACAGTTAAACAAATCAAAGATGAAATAAAATGGCGAAAGATGTAATAGTAAATGTTAAAGTAAATTCAAAACAAGCAGAGGCTAATATTGAAGAACTCAATAAGAACTTTGATGCTTCACAAAATTTAATTAAAGAATTAGAGCAAGAACTTGCAGATTTGACTAAAACTCAGAGTAAGTATACTGATATGTCAGATAAATCTATAAATGCAAGAGTAAAACTTAATAAACAAATACAACAAACAAAAACCAGATTAGATCGTGAGAAAAAAAGCGTTAAAGAAATTGTCAAAGAGAGAAAGCAAAACAACAAAGTTATTAAAGATGCCAACAAAGTATCTGCTGATTACTCAGGTGTTATTGGAATACTAGATAGACAAACAGGAGGTTTAATAAGTGGAGTAACAGGTCTTACGGGAAGTATTGGCAAAGCATCGGCAGGTTTTAAATTATTAAGGACTGCTATTATAGCAACAGGTTTAGGTGCGTTAGTGATTGCAATCACATCTGTTGCAACTGCATTTACTGCATCAGAGGAAGGTCAAAATAAATTTAGAAAATTCTTTACACAAATAAGTGTTGTAATTGGTAATGTTACTGATATACTTTCTGATTTTGGTAGCGCTATTATTAATGTTTTTACAGGTAATTTTGCAAAAGCAAAGGAAGCATTAAATGATGTAACGGATGGCATTAAAAACTTTGGTGATGAAACTAGAAAAGAAATAGAAACGGCAGGTAAACTCGCAGATGAGAGAGCTAAAGCTGATCTAATGGAAAGAAAACTTATAGTAGAAAGAGCAGAAGCTACAAGAAAATTTAATGAATTAAGAGAAAAGGCAGCAGATAAAGAAAATGTAAGTATTGAAGATAGAATTGCAGCTTTGAAAGAAGCAGGTAGAATTGAAGAAGAAATTACACTAAAAGAAATCGAAGCAGCAAGAATTAGATTTGAAACCAAAAAAGCAGAAAATGATTTAAGTAAATCAACAAAAGAAGATTTAGATGAACAAGCGCAACTTGAAGCAAGATTAATACAGTTAGAAGCTCAAAGATTAAAAAGACAAAAAACACTTACGGCTGAAATTACTACCAATTTAAGAGAAGCAGAATCAGAGAGAAAAAGAATAGAAGCAGAAGCAGAAGCCGAAAGAAAAAGACTGGAAGCCGAACAAGCAGCAAAAGACAAGGCAGCTAGAGATGCAGAATTAGCAGCAGAAAAACAACTTGCTGAACTTAAAAAACAAATTAGAGATGCAGAAGCAGTAAGTGAAGATGAAAAAAGAGCATTGGAAATCGAAAAAGTTACTGCACATTATGATAATCTGATTGCCCTTGCTGATAAAAATAATATTGATACTACAAATTTAGAGAAAGCAAAAACTGAGAAACTTGCACAATTCAACAAAAAAATAGCAGAGGATGAAGTTAAAATTACAAAATTAACTCAAGAGCAAAAACTTGCAATAATATCAGGTGCTTTGGGTGGTATTGCTAAACTAGCAGGACAAAATAGCAAATTCGGTAAAGGTATAGCAGTTGCACAAGCAGTCATTGATACTTTTGCAGGTGCAAATAAAGCACTTGCTCAAGGTGGTATTTTTGGTGCAGTAGCAGCAGCAGGAGTTATTGCATCTGGTCTTGCAAATGTTAGAACTATTTTATCGACGCAAACACCAGAAGCGCCCTCTGGTTTAACAAGTGGATCATCAGGAGGTGGTGCTGTTTCTGCACCATCTGCACAAGCACCATCATTTAATATTGTAGGTGCAAGTCCTGAAAATCAATTAGCGCAAAGTTTGGCAGATGTTACACAAAAACCAGTAAAGGCATTTGTTGTTGCAAGTGATGTAACGACTGCACAAAGTTTAGATAGAAATATAATACAAGAAAGTTCATTAGGATAAACAAAAACACTTAATTATAACGATATATAATTATGAAGATAGTTGAATTGATCCTAGATGACAACGAAGATTTAACAGGTATCGAAGCAATAAGTATAGTAGAAAACCCAGCAATAGAAGAAGATTTTATTGCACTCAAAGGTGAAATACTTGCACTCAAAGAGATAGATAAAGAAAAAAAAATATTATTAGGTGCTTTACTTGTACCTAACAAACCTATTTATCGTAAAAATGGAGAGGAAGAATACTATATATATTTCTCAAGAGAAACTGTAAGAAAAGCATCACAAATATATTTACAAAAAGGCAATCAAAATAATTCTACATTAGAACACCAACATACTATTAAAGGTCTTTCTTTGGTAGAGAGTTGGATTGTAGAAGATAGTAAAAAAGACAAGACTGCATTATATGGTCTTGAATATCCTGTAGGTACTTGGGTAGGTGCAGTAAAAGTAAACAATGATCAGATTTGGGAAGAATTTGTAAAGACTGGTAAAGTAAAAGGATTTAGTATAGAAGGTTACTTTGCTGATAAAGCAGAAAGACCTAAAGATCAAACCATAAACGATCTTGCAAAAATAGAAGAAGAAGAAGCACAAGAATTACTATCACAAGTAAAAGGTATTATTAGAAACGACAAAAGATATAAGCAAGGTAAAAGATTAATATTTGAAAGTTTTAGTGATTATCCAGATGCAGTAAAGAACAATGCAAAAAGAGGTATTGAATTAAACAAAAAAGTAAACAACAAATGCGCAACTGATGTTGGAAAAATAAGGGCGCAACAACTTGCACAAGGTAAGGCAATAAGCGAACAAACAATATCTCGTATGTATTCTTTTTTATCAAGAGCAGAGGAATATTATAAACCAGAAGATAAAGAAGCGTGTGGTACAATATCATATTTATTGTGGGGTGGATTAGCAGGTAAAAGATACGCAGAAAAAAAACTAAAAGAATTAGGCAAATTAGAATTATATAGTGAAAAGGTAAACGATGACTTTGCTATTATAATGGATAGACTTGCTTATTCATCAAAAGAGAAAGCAGAGAAGATTGCTAAGGATATTGGATGCGATGGCATACACGAACACGAGTTTGAAGATATGACTTGGTATATGCCTTGTGAGCAACACGCACTTACACAAGAAGAATTTCAAAAGTACAAATGTCCTAAAGGATATAGAAAAGATTATCAAAAGCATAAGTGCGTAAAAATGGCTGAGATAGGTGAAAGAGGGGGTATCAGAAAAAGCCCTAAAGCACCAAAGTCATCTACACCCAATCCAAATCCAAAAGGTAAAGGAACTGCAAAAGGAGATGCTTCAACAAGTAGAGGTGCAAAAGTTAGTAAGAAAGATGAAGCAGCTTTACAAAAAAAGTCCGATGACTTTAATAAAAGATATAAAGACAAGTTAGGTTATGGTGTTACAATAGGTCAGTTGAAGGCAGTATTCCAAAGAGGATTAGGAGCGTTCAATGTTTCGCATAGTCCTAGAATACAATCACCAACAGCTTGGGCACAAGCAAGAGTTAATGCGTATTTATATTTAGTTAGAAATGGCAGACCACAAAATCCTAAATATACAGGAGACTTTGATCTGTTACCAAAAGGACATCCAAAAAGTAAGAAAAAATGAAACTACCAAGCTATACAAGTCCAATAGGAGGAAGAAGGGCTTGTCTTTGTAAAGATAAATTAACGTACAAGATAGAATGTTGTACAGGAGAATTACACGCACAGGGCATTGGTGCGTTGAAGGGTGGAAGCAACGCAAACATAAATGGTGTTGTAAGATCCAGTTAAAAATGCAAAATAAATTTTAAAAAGCGATATATAATTATGAAAGCTACAGAAGTATTAAAACAAGTGAAAAACATTCTTGGTGTTGAGCTATCTGATATCCAATTAGCAGAACTCAAACTTGAGAATGGAACTGTTTTGGAAGCAGAAGTTTTTGAATCAGGTAAAGAAGTTTTTATTAAAACTGAAGATGAAAAAGTTGCTCTACCAGTTGGTGAGTACGAACTAGAAGATGCTAGAGTTCTTGTCATTGAAGAAGAAGGTTTGATTAAAGAAATCAAAAATGCTGAACACGAGGAGGATGAAAAAGAGGATGATGACAAAATGAAAATGAGATATGTTACAAGAGAGGAGTTCAGAAAAGAAATGGATGAATTAAAAGAGCATATTGATAAAATGATGGATCATAAAGACAAAGAAAAAGAAGAAATGTCTAGTGATCTTCAAGAAAAAGTTTCTCTAGCAGTAACAGAAGTTTTAAATAGTGAAGCAGAAGAAAAAGAAGCTCTTAAAGAGGAGTTATCAAAACCTGCTGCAGAACCATTGAAACATAGTCCAGAAGAATCTAAAACAGGTATGAAATTTAAATTCGCTGGAAACAGAAGAAAATCTACTCTTGATAGAGTGATGGAAACTATAATAAATAAATAAATAAAATAAATAATTATGGCAGTTTTAACACACGTTAATAATGATGTTGTAAGAATTAAAAATGATGTTGATGCAGTATCAGCAGCAGTTACTCTTACATCAGCAGATAGTGGTAAATGGTACGAACTTGCAGCAAGTGCAGGTGTAACAGTAACATTACCAGCAGTAGAATCTGGACTAAACTTTAGATTTGTTGTAGCAAACGCATTTGATACTTCAAATTACATAATTGATAGTGCAGAAGGAGATAATATAGATGGAATTTTAGTAGTAAATGGTGCATCTGTAGCAGCTTCTGGAGAAGATCAAATTAACTTTGTTGCATCAGCAGAATCAGTTGGAGACTTTATCGACATCTGGTCTGATGGTAGCAAATGGTATGTTTGGGGAATCGGAAACTCAGCAGGTTCAATTACAGCTACTGACCCAAGTTAATAATTAATTAAATAAATAAAAGAGATATGGCTACTACAACAAGTATAACAACTTCATACGCAGGCGAGTTTGCTGGGGAATATATCGCGGCAGCTTTATTGAGTGGAGTTACATTATCACAAGGAGGGGTTTCAATTAAACCCAACATAAAATTCAAAGAAGTAATCAAGAAATTAGCATTAGATAGCATACTAAAGGATGCGAGCTGTGATTTCGATCCCACCTCAAATGTTACCTTGACAGAGAGGATATTACAACCAGAAGAGTTTCAAGTAAACTTACAACTATGTAAAAAAGATTTCAGACAAGACTGGGAGTCAGCGTCAATGGGCTTTAGCCAATACGATAATCTTCCAAGAAAATTTTCTGATTTCTTAATTGCACAAGTTGCAGCAAAAGTTGCTGAGAAAGTAGAGCAAAACATTTGGCAAGGCGCTACTGCAAACAATGGGGAGTTCAATGGCTTCCAAGCATTATTAGCAGCAGACAGCGACGTTGTTGATGTATCAGGTACTACACTATCAGCTTCAAACATTATTGCTGAATTAGGAAAAGTAGTTGATGCTATTCCGAGTG